GACACCAATTCCGCATTATCGTAGTTTGTCGATCCGGCCTTTGCCAAGTACATCTTTCAGTGAAGCAACTTTACCGGTTCTGTGGTCAGTGACCACGCCCCGACTGAAGTCGTAAGTGCGGATACGCTCCGTATTATGGATCGCGTGGTCGCGCCTCTCTTTACGTTGCTCTGACTTCTCTTCGTCAATCTGTTTGTCGACCCGGTGCTGAAGTTCCTTCAACGCAGCCCGCTTGTTCTGATGTTGGTTTCGGCCATCGACTTTCACCTCGATGCCCGTCGGGAGATGGAGAGCACATACACAAGAGTCCGTCTTGTTGCGGTGCTGTCCGCCAGGTCCCTGTCCACGAGTGTAGCGGAATACGATATCTCTCTAGCGAAGTTTCATCAGTTTTCCTCGTCTTCCACACAAGTGCAAGTGCCCTTCGGACATTCATGGTCTGGATAATCGTTAAGAACTTCTTGAATTTGGGCTACCGTTAAGTTTTCATCATGAGCGATAGCGGCGACCGACCGCCCACAGAAGAAACGTGCAATACCAATCTGTATATCGTCGACCATCAATTTTCCTTCAGCCCTTCCCAGAGCATGTCAAGTGTCTTGGCCCGTTCAATGAATTGTTCGTCGTCCTTGTGTTTCTGTTTGTAGGCTTCAGCCTCACATGAACCGCGTCCAGACTTCTTCAGCAAGGTTGTGTACCGAACCAAGCTTGGATGTTTCATTTGTTTACATCCTTCACACATGCACTTTTCGCAGGACCACCTTTCCGGTGCTTGCTGATAATGAACTCGTGTGGCTGACGCCGGATCGCATAGTAAGTTGTCCCAAGCTCGGCAAGTTTGCTGACGCTCTCAACAACCTTGTATCGACGACACCTGGACTCCCAAATGGTTCGATGGGCGCAATCAGTCTGGTCCTTCTTCGCCCGCATCCATTCAAGGACGATCTTCTCTTTGCGTGGTTTCTTACGTTTCTTAGCCATACCTCTAAGCACCGTGTTCCGCAAGCTGCTCCAAGCACAGAGATTTTATTCCTTCGTAACGCTCCCTACTTATGTATTTCAATGCCTCTTCCCAAGATTTACAGAGGTCAACACCCCAATAACAAGTAGGGTCACTTGCCTTCCAGTATGAATCGGTGGGGTCCATGACGGCTATGCAGGCTTCCTCCCACGACTCCGCTTCAACGACGCCAAACAAGTGGCCGCCGTTAATTGAATCACACATATCGTGTTCTGCTCGCATCCACACTTGATAAATCATCGTAATCTCCCTGTGGTTAAGTGGACTACATGGGAATCGAACCCATCACAGATACGCTGCCAGCGTGTCCCGACCCCTTGCCATTCTAGCCCATCGTAATTGGCAGGTGTGATGTCACACGTGCCTCACTCAAATGATTCGGCACCTTGCGGAATACTCCGGCGGCCGGATCGTAGTGTTTGTTCTTGTGCCACACTGTCCAGTGAGCACCTTCGGTGCTCCGCCAGAACAACAAAGCTGTTCCTTCCTTTGGCATCCCGCGAACTCTACGTCTAGCGGCTGTGATGCCAAAGTGTCGCAAAGCAGCCCACAAGTGCTTCGTCTCAGTCTTACCATCAACCAGCAGAACCTTCCTCACTTCGTCCAACGTGATGCCACACAGCGTTGCAACACACGCTTGCCCGCAGAGGTTCGTTCCTTTTGGCTGTCTAACGAGTTTCATCGCCAAGAGGTCCGCTGTGGCTTGTCTTGCCCCTGATTTGCAGCTGCTTGTTGTTCGTAATCCGCAACTGTATAGTTGTCAATATCTTTATGCCACCAAACACGCACGGTACCTTGCAGACGCCAGTCAGGTAAGTACCTACTAATGTGCTCAAGGATATACTCCATAAAGTCACACTGGGTTGGTATCAACAGTATCATCTTTGTCATTTCTGAAGACACACTGTGGATAAGCATAACCTCGACATGTCTGTAGTCGCTTAACATAGTAATCTCCCTGTTAGTTAGTACCCTATCCCGGTATTGATCCGAGTTCTACAGGTCGAGAACCTGTCGACATACCTTTAGTCCAATAGGGTATCACTTCTTTAGCTTGTACAAACGACGGTTTGCCGATCGCGGCGGATCATCTGGTTTGTTTTGATCAAGCATCCCGCCACACACTTTACACCTGGGTGGTGATCTACGACCCCAGTCGGCTGGTGGCACATACTGCCATTGTAAACAGTCACGGCACTTACCACGGTTCGAATGTGATGAGTGTCCTGATACCGTTGTCATTATCTGCTCCGTGTTTGGTGAGCAGACCAGGACCAGGCCCTGGCACGCTAAGTTGTGGATTTGAACCACCTAACCCAACACTGCTCATTGTAAGTAGGCGACGTAGCCATGGCTACACAACTCAGCAAAGTTCCTGTTGAAATTCCAACCGTATGCGTCTTCATGCTGTAGACAAACGCAACCCTCGCCATCACTCTAACCGCGAACCGATGCATCAGTCGGCGGCCGTCGCCAAGAGGTCATGCTGGTAATCGAAACCAGCCCACTTCAATACCAATGAAGCGTCTCACCTTGAGACACGACCTTTCGCCCGCCTTTCGACGGGCTTGTCTCTAATGTGGGAGGCCGATCTCAATCGACATTACCGTTCCCGCATCTTTACCGCCATTGGCGAAATCGGAATCGTAGCGAGTCCGTAGCCGCAATGACATTGTTCCTGATTCAGCGACCTGTACTAACTCGCCATTCGAGTAGCCGCATGGTTCATTAACGAACGAACACACCTCCCTGATGCTTGTCAGTGTCTGCTTGACAGACATAACTGCCGGCTCGACGTACGTGAAGTGCATGTCGGCAAAGCACTTTGGACCGCCTTCGTTAGGCACCTTCCAGTCAATATGACACGTGCTTTTGACGGGCTTGCCCACGACAGTAATATCGTCGATGCCTGACAATTCGTCCAGTATGAAACTGGCAAAGTTCTCAAGGCACAACAACGACTCTTCTTCCAGTCTGGACTGCATCATCGCCAAGTAGTTCTTCGCATCATGCAGGTCTTTGTCTCTCTTCGCGAAGTCCGATCTATGACCGGCTCGCGTCGTGAGCAAATGTACCCACTGTCCTAGTTCGGAAAGCGTGTACGCTTCCCAGGCTCTCACCTTGTACTTTGGTGCATATTCCAGGCACCCTTGTGGGGTTTCCACCATCTCAATTCTCCGGGTTACGGGGTTAGTCAAACACGGCACGGGCTTCGTGCAATGTAGGTGGGGTACCAGAATTGAACTGGACCCGCCCGAAGGCAAGCGAGGCGCGGAGTTGTCCGCAGCATCCGTCTTTCGACAGCCTCTACCCGAGTTGCGGCGGGTGGGATTGAACCACCGAAGTGATGCTTATGAGGCACCATGGAATACCAATTCTCACCGCAATAGTTAATCAAACGGTTCTAAGTCCTCAGCCTCACGGTCTGACAATCTTAGACACCACTCAACAAATCCAACAACTTCACCATAGTCACCTGACCAACCATAAGTCTTTGCAGCCTTAATGAGAGTGGCGATAAAATCATCCGTGAGTTCTGGTTTTAAAGCCTCTTCATTTGGTTCCAGGTGCATCATTTCTTCTTCTGTTCCTTCTCGACTTCCTTGACAACCTCGACAAGTCGTGCCGAGTCGTCGCCTTGGTTTGCCCGCTTCATCACCTCATCGTGAGGCAGCAGCGCGTGCAGCCGACGCCACGCTAAGTTCTTCTTAACGTCTTCGTCGTGCCGCTTGTTCCATGTGTCTGTTCCGACTCGCGTCCTGTAGTCGACGTTATTGATCTTGTTCATAAGTAGCTCAGAAGAGAGTCGAACTCTTAAACACTGGTTCCTAAGACCAGTCGCTTTGCCAATTTGCGTACCGAGCCAAAAGGTTGACTGACAAGTTTGTTGTCGTGGACGGTTTCACTATAATGATAACCCACAACTATCGGTCAGTCAAGTAGTCCCAGCAGGATTCGAACCTGCAAAATCTCGCTTTTGAGACGAGCGCGTATGCCTATTCCACCATGGGACTGTTTTATCGCTTTGTGTTGATCGGGATTCCCCGACGGTTGCACTCACGGAGAAGTGCCTGCATCCGTAGACCTAAGGTCAGTGTAGTTAATGACTCCCGTACGCCCAGGAATTCAAACTCGTCGCTATCAACCAGCCTGAGCAGAGCATCATCCATCTGACGACGCCGTGCATCGACAAGGCGCTGGACGTGGTTGCGCAAGACCTCGGCCGGCACAACCGTCAGTTCCGTGACATTGCCGTTCTCGTCCAGCCACTTCTCTCTGGACACTCGTTCTTCTTGCTGCTTCCGATCTGCAATCTTCCTGAGGTCGTCCTTCGTTTGCGTTGCTTGTATGATCCTAGCCATGAACATCGTCCTGTTTCATAGGTTGTAGTGGGATGTCAGATTCGATCTCGGTACCAATCCGATTCTCAACAACAAAGTCAAAGCAGCAACCCAAGACCGAGGCCACTCGAATCACTGACCCCATCTTACACAGCATTGGGTTGTCGAACAGTCGGCGGATCGTGTTGTAACCAAGTCCCGTCTTACGTTGAACTTCCCGGAGAGACATCTTCAACGCCATACGACGATCGTTGATTGCTTGTTTGAATTCAATATCGTTCATAAGTGTCCCACCCAAGAATCGAACTTGGAGCGTAGCCTTCGCAGGGCCACATGTTATCCGTTACACCAGCAGGACATGAAAGCCGGGCTTCGTTTCCACAAAGCCCGGCTCCGTAAGTCACACCTGCATGATGTGAATCCTAGTCCACAATAACGAAGCGTTGGCCTCGGTACATGAACGACGGAGGGGGTCGTGGTATCGCGGCGCGGGGCCGCACTTGTTCAAAGTTCAACATTGGTTGTATTGGAGCCAGCGGTGGGTTCCAAGGTGTTGCTTGGTAAACCGGCCGCCATGGATTGTCAATGTAACTGTAACTGTACCCGCCGCCAGCCTCTCCCAAACTTACACCTAAGTCAACACTGACGTTACAGCCTTCGCGTGGCTGTGGTCCCGGTCGTGGGCCTGGTCCCGGTCGTGGGCCTGGTCGTGGGCCTGGTCGTGGGCCTGGTCCCGGTCCCGGTCCCGGTCGTGGGCCTGGTCCCGGTCGTGGGCCTGGTCCCGGTCGTGGGCCTGGTCCCGGTCGTGGGCCTGGTCCCGGTCGTGGGCCTGGTCCCGGTTTCTCGTGGTGGCCCCACCCGTTACCTTTATGGTTTTCGTGGCCACGCCCGTTTTCATATCCCTTACCGCCATGGCTATCACCGGGTGCAATTGCGATGGCTGGTATTGACAAAGTGGTTACAAGCAACAAAGATAAGAGAAATCTCATAACTACTTCACCTCCCTGCTACGACGAGCGTAGGGGTTGATGATAACAACGGGACCGCCGCCCCATCGGTCGCGGTCACGATACGTCCGTTGGATGCTTGTTCCATTATACTTCGTACTGGAAACTGCGTCAACCGTCGCACCATTGGAATTTGCTGATTCGCTTTGACTCAGTGTGCTGGAAGAGTCATAATCGTTCTCCTGGACAAAGACATCCATGGCCGGATTACGAATCATCCAGTCTTCCGCCCTCTGTGACGCGCGACGATGTGCTGCTTCATTGTAAGCCTTCGCCCACTTTTGAAACAGACCGTCAGGCATCTGAAGTGTGTATTCGGGTAAGGCATCGAAGATGTTAATCTCTTCGAAAGCCAGTATGACCGGCTTGTCGACCGGCTCTTGATCAGGTGACGCTGCAAACATTAGGCAGCAAAGAAGCAATGATTTCATTAGGTTCTCCGAGAGATGTTAAAGTAAACTCGTACTAACCTAATATACCACACTCCGTATCAATTGTCAAGATGCTGGGATAAAAATGCCCGGCGGGTGAAGCCTGTTCCCGCCGGGCTAAGCGCGACGACAGACAGACTTAACGGGCTCGTTTCGCCGAGCCGGTATCCGCAGGACTGACTTCTGGCTTGTTGCCATCGTCAGGGTTAAGGAACTTGGCGATCTCGGCCTTGATCAAATCGCCGGCCGGCACCTGGTCCTTGGTGAACGGGTTCGAGCAGGGTACGGGGACCATGACAAACCACGACCACTTCTTTTCCTTCTTTTCGACCAACTTCGACTTCAAGGTCAGGGCCAGTGGGCCGCGAGGCTTCTCGCCCTTCAAACCTCGGTTTTCGATGTCTTGGGCGGTCAGCGGCAAGAAGTCAGAGATGTCTCCAACCACTCGGCGGTTCGAGGCAGAGCCGAGGAACAACTCGTAGAGTTGCCCGGTACTTCGCTCCACGACCAAGAAACTTGCGCCAAACTGGCAGTGACTGTTCTGTTGTGCCGAGCGCTTCTCAATGTCTTTGAACACCGGACTGTCAAAGTCAAACGTGACGATGATCTGCTCCGAGTCGCTCATATCAATGGCCTTTGGCCGGCGAGCCAGGGGCATAATATCGATACTGTTGCCAAGGTCGTCAGCTTCTTCGCTCGATTTGGCGACGCAGTAATGGCCGGGGCCAACAATACCCTTGTCAATGAGGGCACCCTTCGATTTCAATTCGAGTCGGCGGATAAACTTCCCGCTGCTGAGGCTATTGAAAGCCTCATCTGTGCCAACTTGCGTGGAAACAGCACCATAAACATCTTGTGGAATCAGATCGTTCGACATTTGGTTCTCCAGATTTCTTGTGCTCTGTGGGGTGGATCACTGGTGTGACCCTCAACTTCAATTCATTCTAACAGACCGGTGACTCCCGGTCAAGAGGGTAGTTCAGAATTATCCTGATTTCCTCAAACGCTCCCTGTCCGCCTTGCGACGCTCCGCAGCCTTAATGATGCCCAGTTCACGACTTACAACCTTCTGACGGCGTTCTTCGAGCGTGTCAGCGTCGACCCGGAATGCCCACTGGAGAGCCAAATTGGCGGCCTCCACTGGGCATGTGATCTGTTGGGAGGTAATCATCAGAGGTAATTGAGAGGGCGTTCCCAGCTCATTCTGAATTTCCCGTAAATCTCGCATCCGAGGTTGCATGTCATCCTTACCAAGCTTTGCCAGTTTGCCCTGCGAGAGTGACTCTCGGTAATCATTCAGGACACGCTGCATATACTTGGCAAACTGCTTTGTCGGCATAACCTTCGCATCATTGATGTACTGGCCCTGTTCCGCGAACGGTATGCGAGCCAGATAAACGGCGTTGCCAACGGGCAACTCATTCCGCCTCACTGCTTCAGCGTACTTACGATCCAGGTGTTTCAGATTTAACATCCTACGCACCCAGGCAGTAGATCGTTTGCAAGCAGCGGCGAGGTCCCCTAACGTCATCTCTTCGCCGCCCATCAATCGTAGGCGCTCAAGATGTTCTGCGTAACAGAACCAGTCCGTATCCTTGTGCAAGGCATTACACGCCATCTGTGCGGCGAGGTAGTCCTTGTCGTCGAGGTCGACGATGCGGAGCGGCATGGTGGAGAGTCCGGCTTTAATCGTGCCCGTGAGTCTCCGGTTACCATCAATGAGCTGATATCGCCCATTCGGTCGGGGTCTGGCCGGCGGAGCCTGTAAAGGCCCGCCGTAATCGCGAATCTGATCGACCAGTTCTAGGAAAGGCCGCTCAATCTCGCTGAACCGTCTAAAGATTGGGTCGGGTCTATCAATTTGGGAGATCGGGACAATCTTTACTGTCATACATATAGTCTAACGAGAAGTCGCCTCTGATGGGCGATAATTCTGACGATTTTGAGGATTTTATTGAAAATAATCGAAGGATGGAAGGAAGGTCACTATACCCTATATATGTTTTCATCCTAGAAGAAAAGCAACTTGAAAACAGTAACGGAGATTAAGTGAGTTTGAGTTGCAAGGTGGTGAGACCGCATTTAAGTCCTTACCGCACTTGAGGATACGTCCAAACCGACCCTCCCTGGACCATTCTTCCTTTTTCCTACATTCTGACCACTTTGACCCATTTTCATCACCACCAGCCCACATTCTCTGTTAAACTAGTGGTAACAGTCACAGAACATCCCAAGGAGCCACAATGAGTAAAACAGCCAGAACCGTCATTACCGACTTTCTTCAGGCCGCCATCGATGGCACATTACCAGTCAATCCCTACAAACCTGCCGGCAATAAGCTGCCACCAGTCAACAACAAAGACATTCTGTGCCTCTACAACATGAATATGGAGGTTCAGGTGTTTGTCAGCCCTAATGGCGCGGAGGCCGTCGAGGGCCGACGCAACACATGGGCAAAGGATGGGCAGACTTTCTGGCACATACGGGTGCCGAAGGATGCCAACTCCGAACCCTATTGGGAAGACAAACCCCTAGACTGGGCACTCTCCCACCACGCCCTAGCGGTCGGCATGACCGGCTGGGACTGGGCCAACCGGCGGAGCCGCTGGGTCGCATTCGACTTTGACGCGATCACCGGACACGCTCCCGGCGTTGGTGTGACGGACGAGAAGCTGCAACAGGTTCGCGAGGCCGCCACATCCATCCCGTGGGTCCAGACCCGCAAGTCGACGCGCGGCGGCGGTATTCACCTGTATGTCTTCATGGATGATGCGGGAGTCCCAACCGAGAACCACACAATCCACCAGGCCCTCGGCCGCTGCATCTTGGCAAAGATGAGCCAAGAGGCAGGCTTCAATTTCGCCTCGGCGATCGACGCCTGTGGTGGTAACATGTGGGTGTGGCACCGCGATGCTAACCAGAAGAATGAAGGGTTATCCATCGTACACGATGCAACCACTACCATCAGTCAGACCGATCTACCTACGAACTGGCGTGACCACGTCGATGTGGTGACACGTAAGCGAACGAAGATCAAGATTCGCGGCATTCCAGATTCTGAGGATGAGTCTTTTGACACGATGGCCTCCTCGCGAAACATCATATCTTTGGACGAGGGCCATAAGGAAACCATCCAGAAACTCAGCGAAGAGTGCGGCGCAACAACCATCTGGGTTCCGGAGTACAACCTACTCCAGACTCACACCTGTGCGTTCGCCCAACTTCGTGAGCAGTTCCCTCAAGACTACATCGGGTTCTTCGAGACCAATTCAAGCGGCAACAACGTCGCCGAGCCAAACTGCTTCGCATTTCCGTTACCACATGGTGGGTGGAAGGTCTACCGGTTCGGCCGTGGCCACAAAGAACATGCGTCGTGGGTCCAAGATGGGCGCGAGTACACATCGACATATTTCAACTGTCGGCCGGACCTTGAGACCGCTTCTCTGTCAATGGGGGCCGCCGAGGTTGATCATGGGTTTCAATTCGAGACTCTCCGCCATGCCATGAAGGCAGCCCTGGCCCTCGGTGCGGACCTAAAGGACGTCGAAGAATGGGCCGATGAGGGCCGAGAGACAGAACTACAAAAGGTGAAAGCAACCGGTCGTCTGAAGGTTAAGGTTGAAAAGCGGCCAAATGACCGCAAGCCTGGGTTTGGCTGGGTTGAGAAGCGAAACCACTGGGAGAAGATTTTCAAGGTCGAGTGTGATCCTCGTGAGATGAAGAACGCGGAGTACCCCGTATTTGACAATATGTACCGTGCCTTGGTCACACCGGGCGGAGAACACGCTGGCTGGGCTGTCTGGGACACGTGCCAGGAAGGCTGGGACATGCAACCAGCAGGCAACGTTAAGATGATGCTTCAGAAGGCTGCCTACACAAAGAACGAGGCCGAGCAGATAATGGGCGGGCTCCTAGAGAAACGATGGCGGCTTGTGAACATGCCATTCAAGCCGGAGTTCCCTGGGAACCGCCAGTGGAACTACCAGTCCCCACAGTATCGGTATGCTCCAGCAGTTCTCAAGGATAACGAGACGCCACAGCATCCTCACTGGGATAAAATCCTCGACCATGTTGGGCGGGAATTGGACGAGGTTCTTCACGAAGATATTTGGGCCAACAAGCACGGAATCAATACTGGTCGCCAGTATATGCAACTCTGGATTGCGTCGATGCTACGTGAGCCCTTCGAGCCGTTGCCCTACTTGTTCCTTCACGGACCACAGAACAGCGGCAAGTCGATCTTGCACGAGTCAATCGGCAAGTTGATCACCACTGGCATTTGCCGAGCGGACAAGCCCCTCACCACAACAGGCGAGCACAACGGCGAGCTGGCCAATGCTGTCCTGGCCGTCGTTGAGGAAACCAACCTGAACGGCCGGGGTGGTGAACGGGCTTTGAACCGAATGAAGGATTGGGTGACCGCCGAGTATATCACAATTCGCAGAATGCGAACTGACTCGTACTTGCAGCGGAACACTCTCAAGTTCATCCAGTGTAGCAACGATCGCGAACATTGTTTGATCATGCCTGGCGACACCCGGATCACCATGCTGTGGGTCGGGTCGCTCGGCTATGGTGAAGAGATTCCAAAGGGTGTTTTGAAGAAGGCTCTCGAAGCCGAAGCCCCTCACTTCATGAACACACTATTGGGCCTGGAGATACCAGTGGCCGAAGGCCGCCTGCGAATCCCTGTAGTGTCAACACGTGACAAAGAACACATGGAGTCGCTGAATATGAACTCGCTGCTGCGTTTCATCAGTGAGAATTGCTTTGAACTGGACGGGGCGACGGTACCATATTCAACATTCTACAAGAGGTTCCAGACCTATCTTCCAGAGGAAGAGAAGGCTTACTGGACACACCGCCATGTATCGCAGAAGTTTCCGCGACAGTTTCCGAAAGGTAAGTATGGGGGTACAGGTGACATCTTTATCGGTAATATGGCCTGGGACGCAAGTGCCGCCACTGACGGTGAAGCTCTAGTCCTGTGTGAGAAGCGCCTCCGCCCCAAGAGTGAGGCCACACGTAGAAATAAGGGGAACGACCAGTGATTGAGAATGAATGCCCCCTCTGTGGGGAAGAGAAATTCAGTTTCGACTCTTTATGTGGCGAATGCCTCATAAAAGGGGTTGACGATTCGGACGGCGTCGATTATACTAAAGGGTTGGGAGCAAACCTAATTTCACATGACTGGAGCCAACATGTCACCTGACACTGTCGCGCAAGGCGACGTTAACAGCACAGCAAAGGGATCGGGAGCCAGACGTAACGGCGGAAAGATCGCGTTGTCGCTCGTCCCCTTCCATTTGCTGGCCGGCTGCTGCCGCGTCTTCATGGGCGGGAAGATCAAGTACGCTGCGTGGAACTGGGCAAAAGGAATGGCCTGGAGTGCGTGCTTCGACTGCACAATGCGACACCTGTTCAAGTGGTGGTTCCTCGGCGAAGACATTGATAAGGAAAGTGGCGAGCATCATCTCGACCATGTGTTCTGCAACCTGTTCATGTTGCGACACTACGTTGATAACTACAAGGAAGGTGATGACCGACCACCTGCTTATTCTGAGTTCGCCGGGTCCATGGAAGACTTCCTCAAGATGTTTGACGAGGAAGACTTCAAGGAACGAACCGGGTATGCGACGCCGCGCGAGGTTGATCCGGCCGGTAAGCACAACATAGTCGTCGCAGCTCCGCCAATTGATATTCTGGAGAAATCCAAATCAATTGGCGTCGACGAGGCGGTACTTGCTCATGCTCGTGCTCGTGATCGTGCTCGTGTGTTTGCCCAGGAAAACCCTCCTGAAGAGGACTTCTAATGCCAACACCTGCTTTCCAACACCTGGATGGTAACATACTCGCTGCCGTGGACGTCGAGACCACGGGGCGAGTTCCTGGCTACCACGAGATAATCCAGATCGCAATTCAGATTCTGGACTCTGATTGTAAGCCAACCGACCAGTTCTTCTACCACACCATTAAGCCGGAGCACAAAGACCGGGTCGAGCCACGGGCGACCGCAGTCCACCGGTTGGACGTTGACCACTTGATTCTCCATGCCCCGGACAAGTGGCAAGTTGCGGATTGGTTGGATGACTGGTGGTCAAATCTTGACTTGCCATTTAAGAAGACGATGGTACCACTCGCACAGAATTGGCGGTATGATTCGTCATTCCTGATCCATTGGCTGGGGTTGGAATCATTCAACCAGTTCTTCTATTGGGAAGCACGCGACACAATGAGAGCCGCGACTTTTCTGAACGATGTGGCATATTGGCGTGGTAAGAAGAAACCCTTCCCATTCCCCGGTCTTGAGAGTCTATGCAACAAACTCGGGATCAAGAATGAGAACCCGCACGACGCCCTTGCTGACGCGCGAGCCGAAGGAGAAGTGTATCGACGATTATTGGAGATGGGTAATTGAGTAAGCATCAGTCGTCTGGCATGTTCTTCTCAACCCACATTGAGTCTGCGACGCCCCATTCCAGTGCTTCGTCGGCTGTAAAATAGAAGTCGGCCGGTTTCTTTGCCCGTACGTTCCACCACTTGACATCTTTGTCAGTATGTTTAGCGAGCAGCTTTGTCCACTGTTGACTGATTGCTTCATAGTGTCGCACAACTGTTTGCAAGTCTTGCGCTTTACCTTCGACTTCAGCATTCCAGTCATGGTGCATGAAAGCGACATGCGGAGCAATCCATCTGCACCCAGGTTCACCTGCCGCAATCAATAGGACGGCCGCCGACATGATCTTTCCATACCCAAAAGTATGGATCGGGCACTTGATCGTATTGATGATATCATACAGGGCTAGTGCCTCGTAAATACAACCCCCATAAGAACTTATGAACATCTCGATGGGCTCACTTGAGTTGTCTGTCTCCATCAGATACAAGCCTTTCACCACGGCTCCGACAGAGTCGTGGTCAATGTCTTGATCTAAGAACACTCGCCGGTTCGCAATGTCAATCCCATGATCGAAGTATGCGTCCACCCAGTCTTTGTCAAACAACTGACGCTTCATCTTGAAATCTCCTTGGGTTAAAATGAAAAGGGACCTCACGTGATTCGACTATCGCGGCACTGTTTGCTCGTCCGACCGCTTGCCGGTGAGGTCCCCTTTTAGTCCTTCAAGAATGCAATTCCCGCTCCAAACTTGTTGTCTTCCCCACTCCACTTGAATTCAAATTCGCCGTCATTCTCATCGTTCTTCCAAATTGCACTGGTGCGCCCCTTCAACTGGGCATCCGTAACTTCATAGAAGAACGAGGAAAATGTGGTCACTTGCCCTGGGTTGTCTGAGTCTGACACTTCCGTCGTTCGGATGTCAATCCAGAAATCCCCACCTGGGTCAACAATTGGTATATTGACAATGTCAGGAGTCGGCGGAGGTGGTACCCCTTGGTTAGCTGATCCAACATCATTTGTTTCAGCAGCCCCTGGGTTCTTGTCGCCAATATCGGAAGGCTTCTTTGATCCTCGGTCCTGCTTCTTACGTGAACCATCCTCATACGGATCATCTTCCTTAAACGTCACATTGACACCTTGGGCTTTACCAATCCGACTTGTGTTCCCACTCGCCGAGTTCCCTGGACCATCACCACCAGCGAAGCCAGCAGCCTCAGCCACCGGGTCAGGGAAGCTAAGGAAGGTGCTAACGTTCTGAGGGTACGCAAGGTCATATGACTCCATATCACCCGCCCTAACACCAGTCCATACGACGAAGTCCATGGTATTCTTGTCTGGGTTGTAGTTACCATTTTCAACATATCCAAGCACTGGCCCATTCGAGGCATAGTTGCCATCAAAATCCAATGTGACACCATCAAAGGTCTCGATGTTCAATGCGTCGAGAGCAGCACTGAATCGGAGTTTCTTCCATGTGTGCCCCCGCCGGTTAATCCAGAAGGTCAATGTTTTGACAATGGCACTGATGTAGTTGAAGGCATAGAAGTCAATGGTCGTTTCGTGCGTCCCATACTTCTTGACATTGTATCGTAGCACCACCTTGTTATCGTCTTCCTGGGCTCCGTGGGCTCTCCAACTGGCCACGTACTTCGTGACCAACTGTTCTGTGTCCGTGAAGCCTAGTTCGAGACTCTGGGTCAAGATGTTATTTTCCGTGAACGTAAACTCAGAAGTTGGTTCTGCTGGTAGGTACCGACAGAAGAATTTCCCACTCTTGATTGAGATCGCGGTACGCGACATAAAGGCCAGCTCCTTCAATACCATGACAATGTTCTTCTTCTGTGTCAAGCAGAAGTGCATCGGGTAATTCTCCAGCGCAGCACGGCACTCCGCAAACGATGCTGTGTCGTATGGTATATCTGCGTACTTCGAGATGAGGTACTTCATGATATCAATCGGATTCGGACCAACTGACGATCTGAAAGTCACATAAACTGCATCTTCGTAAGCCGGGTCAAGCTTCGACAGCGCCTCCTTCACCTCAACAACCGTAACACTTACACTACCATAATTCTGCACGTAGACTCTGTATGCATTTGTTGGCACGTCGACCAATACATGCTCACCACTCTGAAACGTGGTGAACGCTGCAACCTTGACTACTGTTCCTGGCGTGATGCTCACGAAATATCGGAGTGGCTCATTCGTGAAGATCGTAACTCCAGCACCACCTTGGGCGAAGAATGCCCCTGCCTGGTCACCTGGGATGTTCCCGGTTGGAACGAAGAACTTATCACCCCCCTGTTGTGTGACAGAGAACCCCTCCGCGACTGGGAAGCTCTTCCGGTTATAGATTGGCACACCTTCAATACCACAGGGGGTCGAACTCATGTAGTTCTTCATCTCAGGATGGTCCGAACACGAGATGACAAAGATGTCTGAACCCTCTTCGCCCTCTGGGCCAATGAAGGTGCCACCAAACACAGCCTCGTTGATTTCCAATTGCAATGGGCCTCGGGGGAAATGCTCACCCCCAATGACTCGGAAGTTGGCAACCTCAGTGTCCTTTTGTTGGCCGTACAGCGTAGCTAAGGCTGCTCGTTCAGCACCCTTCTGCCCAGCTTGGACAAAGAAACCCTCCGACTTCTTCTGTAAAGATTCTTGAGCCTTTTCCTGACCCTGGAAACCAGCAAAGCCAGACGCTATAGCATATAGGATGCCCAAACTATTCAGAAAGTCAATGATTATACCCATGGCCGCTATGCGACTTGGAATCGTGAAGTCAGCTAGACCAACTGGGTCACCTAATGTCCCACTGTGTTTGAAATCGACCTGGATTACCTTTTGATGGAGTGATGTGCCAAAACACTCTGGCCACAGCTTACCAACCATATCATCGGGCAGGTCCGGAAACTCACCCTCTTCCGGAGAGAACCCGACGTCTTTGTCTTCAAGCTGAGAGACCACGGACATCTTGATTGTGCGGTCAGTTTCGCTCCACGAGATTGGAGAGTTGATCTTGCCTTGGAAAATCACAAATCGGTCATCCCAGTCAAGCCCTTCAAACCACTGATAGGCGACGACGTCTCGAAGCATGATGTCATTCGTGTCAATGATATCCTTGAGTGCTCCGTCACTGTCATCCAGGACCATATCGAACTGTTCCGAGGTTTCATTCAGAGAGATTGCTACGACTGAATCGAAGGTCCCAACTTCAAGTATCTTCCCTTGGACCGAGATATCAGTATTGTCGATCGTTGAGTGCGCGCGTACATTCTTTGTGGCGTACAGCGACGCTTTCCCGCCTAGAGCCCACGTGACTGCGATGATGAGAACCGGCTCCACACCATGTGTCTGCGCCAACTTAGCCAGTGTTTGTGTCGGGATGTTTCGTGCCATGTGTAATCTCCTTAGAAGGACACTTGTCCAAGTTCGATGCCCCATCGTAGCGACAAGTACCGCTCCATGTTGCTAATCTCGTCTTCCTTCAGTGCTTTGTTGAAAACGAGAAACTGTCCGAATTCACCTGTAAGGGTCGCATCAAACTCTGGGATGTAGGCTTGATTATTCAGGTGGAATTTCCCAGAATAACCAGGGTTGTCTAGTATGGTCTTCCCTGTTCGCTCGATCCCATTTGTTCTAAACCGAAGGTTTGTGTTCGAGTCCCGTGACACCATGTAAATCGTTGGTTGTGCCGTTGGGATGGCTCCTTGGCTTGTTGTTGCCAGCCGCAGGTCGTCAGCAACATCTACAGGTCGGAACCTCGCGTTCATCGGGAACAACTGGTTACTTGCCCCGGCGA